CCTGTGTACTCACTACGAACTTAGTGTTCATACCCTTCTCCTTACTGCGCTTACACGAGTACGCTTGTTAGTAGGTGCACGATGCACCCACATGTGATGTATACCCGCTACAGCGAGTAGTACATACGGTATTGCCATAGCTACACCAAGTGGTGTGTAAGCTAATGCTATTAGTAGTTCTAAGTTAGTCATAGTAATACTCCTTACACATACATTACCGACACCAATTAAGATGCCGGTAATGTATCGTTAATAGTTAAAGGTTAATAGAATCAAGTAGTTGCGAAACATCTACTTCTAAATCTTCTACTTCATAGACTGAAATGAATTGATCAACATAATCAAGGTAATCTAAGGTCTGTCCTACGTTGATGTAGTCAGTAAGCATGAGCATTCTCCTGTATTGTTATGACTCACCACACAAGCGCCAGCTTTAGCCAGTCCTCTCTGTCTTTCGTGCTATCTATCTCACTGTGTGTGTGTGTGTTTGCTTTTGTGTAGCCCTTTGCTTTTAGTACTAGAAGAAATAACCCCACCCGAAAGGGTGGGGTTATAGGCTAGACCTCTAAGGCTTTGGTCTTGGCAGCGGCTTCACGCTCTTCGTCTCGGAATCGGATGGCTGCGTCCTCTGCGGTTTCCATGACAGCGTCGATGGTATTGATGGCACGATCTATAAGACCTAGTGCTTTGATGATTGAATTGAATAGCTTCGCAATTGCTTCGCGCATGATGAGTACTCCTAAGTTATATAAAGGCAGGGGCCCCTACCCATTCCATTAGCGCCAGCTTTAGACCCCCGGGGGGGGTCTTTTGTTTTAGTTGCTGTTAGTACTACAGTAATAGATTCGTACTTATTTTATAAAATTCTAAATAACCTGCATTCGTGATTATTTTTTATTTTTCTATAAAACCTGATCCATAATAATAATTTTTATATATATACGAAAAAACCTGTGATTAATATTCCTTTTCTATAGGCGAAAAAAAGCCCACTTAAGAAAGTGGGCAAAGGTCTAACTAAAACGAACGTGTACCAGTTGGTAAATGCCAACTAAGGCTACTATAGCGTTATTTAAATTAAATTCAACTGTTATTTCAATAACTTATAACGTATATTAACCCGATACACTAACTGATCTGGAGTCTATTATGGACACCCTCACCTTGGATCAGTTTAAACAAGCCCTTCCTGCCCACGTTAAGAAAAACGTTAATCAAGAAATCATCGACAATGTTAATAATTTAATCAGTGATCCTGAAATGCGTGAAGCATATCGGGAGAACTTGATTAGTTATACACATGTGTTGAAGAATGGTAAGTTTAAGCTGAGTAATTATTTAGACGCTGTGCGTTACGTTAGTTATAAACTAATGGGCAGTACTAATATTGATGCTTATTCAAAGGCATTCCCTGAAAAAATAACTAGATTCGAGAAGCAAGGCGTAGCGAGTAAGGATATTGCTAGTTATGTGACTGCGTTTAATAAATCGAAGCTAGTTAATCTTATTTTAGAACAGACCTTGGTTCCTTCTTGGGTTTTAAACCAAGACTTATATCAGCGGGCATTAAATACGCAGGCTGATCTTATGTTATCCGCTCGCTCTGAGAAGGTTAGAAGTGACGCAGCTAATTCTTTGTTAACCCACTTAAAGCAACCTGAAGCCCAGAAGATTGAATTGGATATTGGGGTGAAGGAAGACAGTTCTATTAATGCGCTTAGGGCATCGACTATGGAGTTGGTAGCGCAGCAGAAGATGATGTTGAAAGCCGGTGCTATGCACGCACAGGAAGTGGCCCACAGTAAGATTATTATCGACGCTGAGTTTGAGGAGGTGTAATGGGCATTACTGATTGGGTTGTCGCCTTGTGCGACCTGCCAAGGGAGTACAGCGATCACCCTATAGCGTACAGGTCTGTGCGTTACCCCAATGGCTCGATACGCATGCAGGGTGAGTACAACTGGTGTGAGGGCTTGCGTACAGGGTCTACGTGGAAAGACCTACCACTAATTAATGTGGATAAATACGGTGTGGAGGTACAGTAATGACGGTATTAACGGAAATCCTACTTGATGCGTTCCTTATGTTAGGTATCGTGCTTTATGTGATGGATCTAGTGGGTTGGTGTGATGACAGTGATGACGACGGGGACGGCTATGGAACATGAAGCGTTAATCAGGGTTGAGGATTACCTTAACAGCACAAGCTATACGGTTGATCCAGACTACGTACCCAGTGACTTCGCGTTAGAGTTTGTGACGTTTGTTAAGCTGGTGAACGGTGCTGAAGGTGAGGAGAACCTTACGCCGTTGGTTCACTATAAGATGCTGGACACGATTACTCATGGCGGTACTCGTATTGCCAACCTATGTCATCGAGGCATTGCCAAGACAACGTTAATGGGTGAGTACCTGTTTCTGTATCTGGCAACGTACGGAGCTATACCTGGCTTTGGTGAACTGGGTCTTGCGTTGTATGTATCAGATAGCATCGAGAACGGTGTGAAGAACATGCGTAAGAACCTTGAGTTCCGCTGGGAGAACTCAGACTTCCTGAAAGTGTACGTACCGACGGTGCGGTTCACGGACATACGCTGGGAGTTTACCAATGCTGACGGACATACCTTCATTGTGAAGGGTTATGGTGCGAAGACGGGTGTTCGTGGAGCCAAAGAGATGGGGCAACGTCCCCAGTTGGCGGTGTTGGATGACTTGTTCTCAGATGAGGATGCAAAGTCCCCTACTATTATTGAAAACGTTGAAGCCACAATCTATAAGGCGGTGACCTACGCCCTGCATCCCAAGAAGAACTTAATCATTTGGTCAGGTACACCCTTTAATGCAAAGGATCCGCTGTATAAGGCGGTTGAATCTGGTGCCTGGGACGTTAACGTGTTCCCTGTGTGTGAGAAGTTCCCTTGTGAGGAAGCTGAGTTCAGTGGTTCATGGCCCGATCGATTTAATTACCAGTATGTGAAAGAACAATACGACATCTCTGTTAAGACAGGCAAGGTGAAGGATTTTAACCAGGAGATGATGCTACGCATCATGTCAGAGGAAGATCGTCTGATACTGGATTCAGATATTAGCTGGTATAAGCGCGGTAACGTACTCAACAACAAATCACTGTTCAACTTCTACATTACTACCGACTTCGCAACGTCCGAACGTACATCAGCAGACTACTCTGTTATTTCAGTCTGGGCGTACAACAATAATGGGGATTGGCTCTGGGTAGACGGCGTCTGCCGTCGTCAGTTGATGGATAAAAACATCAATGATCTGTTCCGATTGGCTCAACAGTACCGACCCCAGCAAGTGGGTATTGAAGTCACAGGACAACAAGGTGGTTTTATTCAGTGGGTGCAGGATCAAATGATGCAAAGGAATATATATTTCCCATTAGCATCTGAAGGTAATCAGCAAAAGCCTGGTATCAGACCTAATACTAATAAGATGGTCCGATTTAATACAATGGTTCCGTTGTTTAAGGCGAATAAAATATTTTTCCCGATAGAAAGAAGAGACTCGCCAGAATTAATCGAAGCGTACAATGAATTAAGTTTAGCCAGCCCCGGTGGGTTTAAATCTAAGCACGATGATTTCATTGATACCATCTCTATGTTGAGTTCTTTATCGCCTTGGAAGCCGACCCAACACGGTGAATTAAATAAAAGCAGTAGCAGTTTAGATATTTGGGACGTTGATGTTGCTTCAGAAGAAGATAGTAGAATTAGCTCGTATATAGTTTAATACTGAATCCTTATAATAGCGGCTAACGTATAACTCTTTTGAGGTTAGCCAATGTTACTGTCAGAATTATTTATGTACCTTGCTTATGGGGAGCTTTCCCAAATGGCATTGGGTACTAATAATCATGGTGGGATAGACGAATCTGATTATCCAACGTTGATTAGTCACATTAATCTTGGGTTAACAAACTTGCATAGCCGCCTGCCGTTAAAACAGTCGCAGGTTATTATTGCACAGCAATCAGACCGTACTCTTTACCCACTAACATCAACCTACGCCATTAATTCTAGTTCAGCAGAGAAGAATAAGTTTATTCTGGATTCTGCGACAGCACTTTTTGCTAATGATGTATTAAAGGTTGAAGAAGTTTACACAGAAAAAAATATCTTACTGCCGCTGAATGATTCAGCAAAGGTAGGTTCATTGTTTACACCTTCATTTAATACACTTCAAGTTCCTGCCCCTAAAGCGAATAAAGTCCTCGCTGTACTTTACCGTGCAAACCACGCGCAGCTGCCAGCGAAGCGTGGGGTGGACATTAGTGCCATTGAAGTCGATATTCCCGCTGTTCTCATCGAGCCTTTACTAACTTTCGTGGTAGGACGTGTTGTTGCTGCAGGCAGTAACCAAAACAGTATTCAAGAAGCCGCTGCATACCAACAGAAGTTTGAACTACAGGTACAACAGATTGTTCAGTCTGGTGCATTGTCAGTGGATCGTCCCAGTAATCTACGCATGAGGAGCAACGGATGGGTATAACAGCTAATTTTGGTGCATCCGCCAGCACTAGTGGTGACGTTGCTTACGGTACGTTAGGTACATACAGATACGTACAGGGTGACACTAGCCCACAGATGCGCTTTACCTT